CTTGGCCGACGACTTGGGGGACTTCTTCGCGGCTGCCTTCGCGGCGGGTTTCTTTGCTGCCGGTTTCTTTGCTGCCATGTTGACTGATCTCCTTTCTTTCCGAAGAGTAGCGCATGATTGAAGAGCAGAGGTAATAAAAAATGACAGTGACGCAAGCCATTCTTACATTCGCGACGCTCGCGCAGCAGTTCCCAGCCGCGCCGGGCAACGGCCTGGTGCGCCGCATCTACGCGCAGCCGCTGCGGAGCAATACGCACGCCTGCTCTGTCGGAATCTCAACCGTCACTGCCGATGGCACAGGCACCGGCGTCATACAGGAGTTGGCCCAGCCGCCCGCTGCGACGCTACCGCTCGATGCCTTTCTGATTGAAGACGGCAGCGGCAACAACCGCCTCGACCCGACCGCGTTCTTCTCGCAGGGCACCGCAGGCGAGAAACTGAAAGTTTCGTATCTCCAAGGCTAAATATGGAATTCCCCTCGACCCTCGCCGTCAAAACCCTTTCGGTCACCGCCTCAGAATACGACCAGTTCAACGACGCTTACAGGACGTTCGCCGACCTGTCCGCCGGTGGCGCCGTGCTCAAGGCCGCGGTTCTCAAGCGCAATCTCTACCTGCTCAAGAAACCGAAAGAAGTGGCCGAGGTGTTCTCCACGCGGCAGCAGCGCTTTTCTTACACCAACCTGCTCGGCAATATCCTGGGATGGTACGGCGCCGCGCTGTTCAAGATCCCGGCGACGATCGTGAAAAAGAAACCCGGCGTCGTCGCGACCGCGGCCCCGGCAGCGCCAGGCGCTCCCGCAGACCCGGCCGCAGACCCGGCGCTGCAGCTCCAGCCGGAGGCCACCGATTTCTGCGCGAAGTTCGAGAAGGATGCCGACCGCGCCGGCACCGGCTACACGGATTTCTGGCGCAAGGTGTTCGAGTGTCTTGTCCTCAACAAGAAAGCCTACGTGCTGATTGACCTACCCTCGCCCGACGCCGGCGCCGAGCCGGTGACGCTCGCCGACCAGCAAAAGGGCGGCTTTCTCGATCCGTTCTTAGTGCTCTACTCGCCGTCGCAGATGATCAACTGGGAAACCGACCGCTACGGAAATTTGGAGTGGTGCATCCTCGCGGTCACCGCCGAAGAGCGCGAGGCCTTCCAGCCAGTCCGAACCGTCGACTACTGGTACTACTTCGATCGCGAGCAGGTCGCGTGCTACACCGCCGACCGGGAAGATGGGCAGGCCAATGACAAGCGGCAGGCGAAGCTCGTCGACGGCTACCCGCGCAGGCATGCGATGTCGGACCTGCACCGGATGCCCGTTCGCAAGATCGAGCTGCCCGATGGGCTCTGGCTGGCTAACCGCGTGTTCCTCCCCTTGCTCAACCATTTGAATTTGGACAACGCTTTCGACTTCGCCCTCTTTCAGAGCGCGCTCGCGCAGCTCGTCATCATCGGCGACTACAACGACTCCACCACGATGTCGGAAGTGTCGTACATCAACATCCCGGCCGGCGGCGACATCAAATATTTGGAACCCACCGGCGCGGCCTACGAAGCGATCGACGGGCGCCTCGAAGCGCTCGAAGAGCGGATCTACAAAGCCTGCTACCTGATGGACCAGGCTCGTACCAACTCGGCGACGCCGGCGGCGCAGTCCGGCCTGTCCAAGCAGCAGGACAAGACGCCCAGCCGTGACGCGCTCTCCGGCATGGGCGCAGTCGTCCGGCCGTCGATGCAACTCGTCTATGAAGACGTACTGGCGATACGCGGCCTCACCAACCAGGTGGCGGCCGACGTCCGCGGCTTCGACTACGCCGACAAAGCAGGCGTCGAGGAAATGGACCTGCTCGAATCGTCCAGCGTAATCGACGTTCAGTCCGACACCTTCCGCCGCGAGCGCGACAAGAAGTTTACGCGCGTCGTGCTTCCGAATCTGAACCCTGATACCCAGGCGAAGATCGACGAGGAAATCTCGGCGAACCCTACGCCCGAAGCCGCCGCGATCGCGGCGCAGGCCCAGGCTCAGCAGGATCAGATTAAGAGCATGGCCTCGTCTTTCAAAGGCGCCGGCCAGATCGCCGCGTAAGCCGCCGTAGGATGCCCTGGTAGCGCCCGGCCGGACCGCCGCCGTTGTGGTGGGCCCGGTCAGCGGCCGGCTTCGTGGGCGGCCCTGGGAGCGGACCGCCGCCGCGCTGAATTGCCGGCGGCGCCGCCAATCTTCCGATGGGTTTACAGCTTCTGCGAGTATCGCAAACATGTAATCCGTCAACCACATTTCACAAACCACATTCGTAGTACGCCGTACCGCCAAACTCACACTGGCCGCGCAGCCTCGCGGCAACACAAAGGACAAATCTATGAAACTGCTACACTTGAGCCAGTCGCTTTTCGCGCCCGTCGACGACGGGTCCGGAGGCGGCGGGGGTGCTGGATCTCCAGCGGTCTTTGATCAAGCCGCGTTCAGTGCCCAAATCCTTGCTTCGGTCAACAAGGCCCTGACGGGCTTCCAGACCACCTACAAGGCAGACTTCGCGAAGCTCCAGGCGCCGCCGGCGGCCGTCGTGGACCCCGCGATTGTCGATCCCGACCTCGCCGACAAAGGCGTAGTCAAACCCCCCGCAGACCCCGCCCTCGCCGCACAACTTCGCGTCCTGGAGCGCCGCCTGAAAGAAGCCGAAGACCGCGGCCTCACCCTCAAAACTGAGTCTGACGCAACCAAGCTCGCGGCCGAGAAAAAAGAGCAGGATGCAACCGTACGCACGAAGCTCAATAAGTTCAAATTCGCCGACGACGCAGCGGCTGAAGATGCCTTCGAGATCTTCGGCAGCAAGGTCAAACGTAACGACGAAGGCGCCTTCGTTGGTGCCGATGGCACGCCGCTCGACCAGTACCTCGAAGAGGGCATGCGCGCCAAACCCTACCTGCTCGCCCCGAAAGATGCGGGCAGCGCCGGCGCACGCAACGGCAAAGGACCGGGCGGAGGCAAGGCCTTCGAGTACGAGGACATCAAGGCGGGCATGTCGCAGGCCGACATCGTCGCTGCCTCACAAGCGATCGCCGCTGCTCTGCAGCGCTAAGTATTCCAACCCAAGGGCGGGCCTGAGCCCGCCCCCAACTTCTTACTAGGAGCACTACGAACATGGGAGCAATCACTTCCGTAAACGCCGCGAATGCAATCGTGAAGCTTGTCGCCGTCCAGGCCCTGCCGGTCTTACTGCCCAACCTGGTGATGGGCAACCTCGTCAACCGGGACTTCGAACCCGTGCTGGGTAGCACCGGCGACACCATTAACGTGCCGATCCCCGGGACTATGACCGCCAACGACATCGCCGAAGGCGGGTCGGTCCAAACGCAGGCGCCCAGTCTGGGCAACGCGCAAATCGTGCTCAACACGCACGTCGAAGCGTCGTTCCAGATTCCCGATATTACGAAGGTGCTCGCCTTCCCCGCGCTGCTCGGCACACTCATGCAGCCGGCTATCAACGCCGTGGTGACTAAGATCGAGCAGGACTTGCTCAACTGTTGGAGTCTGTTCACGGCCAACGCCGCGCTGGGCGCTACCACGGCGATGGACGAAGCCCGCATCGACTCGGCCGAAAAGGTTCTCTTCGACAATTACATCCCGCAGACGGAACCGAAGTTCCTGGTGATCGCCTCCAGTTCTGCGTCGGCCATGCGGCAGATTCCGCGCTTCACCGAATTCCAGACCCTCGGTGAAAAGGACGTGATGCTGAGCGCGTTCCTGCCGGGCGGATCCGCCGGTCTGTTCGGGCGTATCAAAGACTTCTATGTCTTCCGTTCGCAGTTGGTCGCACTCAGCACCAACTACAAAAACCTCGCGTTCCATCGCAACGCGCTCGGCCTGGTCATGCGGCGCCTGCCTCAGCCGCTGCCCGGTACCGGCGCGCTCGCCGAGTACGGCGAGGTCGGCAACTTCGGTTTCCGCATCGTCATGTCCTACCAGCCCAACACGCTGGCCCAGCAGTTCACGGTCGATGCCCTCTACGGCGTCGGCGTGCTCCGCAACACCCACCTGGTCGTAGTCCAGGCTACCTAAGAACTACTGCCTGCCCGCCGCGTGGCGCCGCGCGGCGGGTCGAAACAAACGGCGTCAAAAGGGCTCATGGATCTTACAGCGTATTGGAACAACGTTCGCGCCATACAGGCGAAACTGCCTCACCAGCAGATGTATTACCTCGTGTCGATCGACAATGCCGACAAGGGCACCATCGCCGGCCGCGTGATGGACCTGACCGACCCAAAGCTCGTCGCGCGCCGCATCGTCGAGCGTACGCACATACTCGCGACCGAAAGGGAGATCTCCGCGCACAAGGCCGCGATGGAGAAGCAGGGCGAAGACCTGGCGGAACTCGAACTCAACCGCAAAGGGCATCTCGCCATGCCGAAAGAACTGCAGAGCCTGGTGCACCTGGCGGCCGACGCGGCGCTGCGCGACCGCGAGCTTCGCACGTCACCGCCTGACTCTAAGAAGGACAAGGAGAAGTAACCGATGAATTTAGCCGACATCACCACAGGCGAGCAGACCGTCGCCGCCGCGGGCGCCGTTACGGGATCGCTCGATACTTCCGCCCTCACGGGCTTCAAAACTCTCAAACTCACTGTCCGCGGCTTGGCCGCCGGCAAACGCGCCCTCTTCGCGATCGAAGACACGGCCAACGCCACGCCTTACTCGGACAAAGTCCAGGTGGCCGTGGCGCACTTCCAGGGAACGCTGCCGACCGAAGGCGTCGCCAAGGAATGGCAGACTTTCGACATTCCGTTGACGCGGTTCGGAGTCGCTAACTCGGCTCTCCGGCTGTACTGTCTCGCGATCGACGGGACGCCCGGCACGGTCAAGGCGCACGCCTGGATCGAGTAACTCTCTCCTCCTTGGAGACTTTGACCGGCGCGGGGTTTGGGCCAACCGACCCTCGCGCCGCTTTTTCCGTTTTTATTGGGAGTTTTGTTCTATGGGCAAATACGATCAGCGAAAAGACGCCGGGCGTGTAGGGCGGTTATCGCCACCGCCGAGCGCGGGCCGGGAGGGCGGGCCTGCGAGGTCGAGGCAGGTGGCGGATCAGCTTGACGCACTAGGTAAGGAATTGGCAGGCGAGCGAGAGTTGTTAGACCAACTGTACGTCGTGCTGGAGCCCGTCCTGAGCCCCTCACCGCCTCAGAATGGAGCGCTGCTAGGGCCAAGCGAACAGCAATACTCACCGTTGGCTGCGCGCCTTGCCGACTCATGGCGGACCGTCGCCGCGCACAGGGCAATGGTCCAAGACATACTCAGCCGTCTCGAAGTATAACCAATGCTTTTCACCGACTCCGATATCGTGACGGCCGCCGACCTGGCGCAGATCGACAGCGAGGTTGTAGCTGTCGCTGCCGCATCCAAACCCGCCATCACGATTGCGGGCCCGGGCTCGATCTGCGAGCAGGCCTGGCGCGAGTGCGGCCGCATCATCAGCGCGGCGCAGCAGATGTACACTTCGACGCTCGCCGCCATCGGCACCAGTGGCGGCCACCAGGACGCCGTTAACTATATCGGCGGCGCCGCGCGTAACGTGGCGCGGACGCGCCTCAATCAGATCGTGGCCACCGAATCCCAGTACGCGAATTCGGCCTCGGCCGTTCAGCTCTGGATGGCTTACACCGCGTTGACCATGTTCTACCGGGACGCCAGCGCGCGCCTGGGCAAAGACCGCCTGCAGGACAAGTACGATCGCTACAAGGGCGACGCCGACTTCGCCTGGCGCCAGCTCCGGCAGGTCGGCCTACCTTTCATCGGCAAGCCGCTCGAAGCGCCCGGCTCGAAGCACGGCATCAACGCCGGGACCTGGGCAGCCGCCAATCTCTCCGCCGTCGCCGGCGGCGGCACGCTGCGCCCGCTGCTCGTCGCCGTGACCTACTACGACGCGGCAAAGTACGTCTCGGAGGCCAACACCGGCAACGCTGAGTCGGGGCCCTCCGTCGTCCTCGCCTTCGCCCAGCCGGACGCGTCCGTCCTGCGTGTCTCGATTGCCAGCCTCAATCCGCCTACCGGCGTGATGGATCAGGTCGGCATTTCTCAGGGCGCATGGACGCCGCTCAACGCGTCGCACTGGATCGTGTGGGTAGGCCAGCCCGGCGGACCGCTCTACTGGCAAGCGGCCGTCCCGATCGCTACGAAGGCTTACACGCTCGCGGGGGACCCGGTGCTCGCTGGCTACACCATGCAGCAAGGTCAAAACCCGGAGCTCAACCTCACCTTCCAATCTATCGTGGGGAGGGGCTAGTGATGGGTAACCTCTTGTGCGCACTCCCGCTCTGCACGCTTCATCGCCTTGTAAACCTTGTGATACGCCAGATCGCAAAGGCGGCATATTCGGTTTCCTTTAGGCCCAATTCGAGTGTTCTTTTTGCTGAACTCGTGTCCGTGGATGCAATGGGTTTTACGCCGATTGACCGCGACCATCGATTCTCCGCGCCTCTGATTTTCCAACTTGGTCACTGGCTCAAGATGGTCGGGCCGAACGCAGGCGCGATTGCGGCAAAGATGGTCGAGGTCCAGCCCCTCGGGGATTGGCCCAACGTGCAGTTTGTAGGAAAGGCGATGCGCCAATTGCGGCTCGCCCTCAAAGCACACCTGGCCATAGCCGCCCCCGTTAATGCTTCCAACCCAAACCCAGCAGGTCTCGGTCTTTACGACGTTCGCCCAGAATGCCTCGTCGAGCGGGCGCGCCGGAACCGGGGTAGCACCCGTCGCCCGTCGCATCGCGTGGTAGCACGCTTGATTACAGAAACGTGGCACGCCGCTCGCGCGGTAATAGTGCACCGTGAAGCGCGCACCGCATTTCTCGCAGGTAAAGATAGTCGCCCCGGGCTGATGGCCAGTGTCGCCACTCCTCCGCCTTCCGCCTCCTCCGACCTGAGAGTTAAGAGCGGTGGCACATCTTTCCATCCACCAGGATTCGGTAGATTGCCAGCGCGCCTCCGGGACAATTTGAAGCAGCTTCAACGCCGGGCACAACCCTCGGGCTATGAGGCCCTTCAGCCACTCGCTGGCGGGAGTGCCG